ATTATATTTATTTTGCAATACTACTTTTAAGTATAAAATCTGTTTTTTTATCTGGTAATGGTTTGGTATACATTCAATTTTTCAAGGAGACGAAAACAGAAACACGATTGACAAATCTCGAAAATATCCGAAAATTATTGTATGGCTACAGCGACAAAAAGGAAACCTGAAAAGATTTTTACCAAGGCAGAAGTGGCAGACAGACAGAAAGACCTGATCCAACAACGCCTGGGAATCTTACCTATTGAGGTAACAGCCCATGGATATTATTATGATGGAAAGGAAATGATGGGAAAGTTAAAAGAATTAAAAGCCAAAGGATGGAAGCCTTGATTCTAAGACTTCACCTTTTGGTCGAAAATTGCCTATATCTTTATTGGGACGATTTTGACGAATTGCATAATTTCATTGGGATTTAAAACAAAAGTTGAATTTGAAAAAGAACATGGCTCATCAGGCTTTATTTCCCACAAAATAGGAAAAAACATATATAAGATCGAATTTACTACTTCGGGAATGTCGGTTTATATCATTTTCATCCACAAAACCAATTAAAAACCCTTCGAACCCCCTAAATTTAAACCTTTTTTTAAGAAGACGACATAATCTGAAGTGTTACCGATGTGCCTTTATATATAATTGGGTGCTTACAAATTCTTATTACGGTCTTATGCGACATAAGATTGAAAAAGGGAAGCTAGACCTCAATAAAAAAGCCATTTAGTCAAGTTATTATCTAACAAACGCTAAATTTAAGATTGTTTCAGGCTCGAAAATTGAGTATGGAACTAACAAAAAAAGATACAACTGTTCTGCGGATAGCAGCTCCATTAGTCACCTCCAATGTAGGTGCTAGTGGGCGTATCCCAATGGCAACCAAAGACACACTTCCTCAGCTTTACATCACCTATCAGATGGCAAGGCAGATTTCCAACCGATTGCAAGAGATAGGGAATGAGTTATCAATTCGAATGCGCGAATTAGATCATTATTCTTCTTCTGCTAAGCACATTCTGGAAATGACGAAAGAGCACGAAGAACAAGCGGTTAACGCACTAAAGGAGAGCCACGAACGTCTCCTAGGTGGAACTATGCACACAATGTTGAGTTCTATGATATCGGCATTTCGTGCTAGTTTGAACGACCTCGATGCAAGGCTTGGGAATAGGGCAAAAAAGGCAAACTCACATGACTAACCTATTTCTTGAATATCAAGGTAACGAAATCCACTACACAGCCGAGGGGTATATAAATGTAACCCACATGGCTAAGATCTTCGGGAAAAGACCGGCAGATTTTTTTGCATTCAAGCAAGCTGAGGAATATGTTGAGGCACTTGCAGATGCAACCGGAATACATCCGAATGAGTTAAAGTATACAGTCCAGGGTGGTAATCAAAAGGAAATTCACCGTTACCAGAATTCTCCCAACGGTGGGGATCTCTTTTCTACACCTATAGAAGAAGATGAATCTCAATCTGTAATCGCTCAAGGAACCTTCTGCCATCCAAAACTAGCAATCCGTTTTGCACAATGGTTGAATCCAAAATTTGCTGTTTGGGTAGATGGGAAGATTCTAGAAATTCTCGGTTATACGAATACTAAAGAATCTACTGAGTTGTTAATCTCTAGGGCTTTGATAGCTGCTAATGATTTTATCAATCATCAGAAAGACCAGATTCGTTTTCTAGAAGCTCGTGCAAAATCTTTCGAAGACTTAACAGAGACTTCAGGACTCTTTTCTTTTTCGGATGCTGCAAGAATTTTGAACTTCAAAGATTTTGGAGAGAAGAAGCTATTCGATTTTTGTCGGAAGAAAGGACTCCTTACTTCAAATAACAAGCCTTATGGTAAGTTTTTAGAAAAGGGATTTTTTGAAGTTAAAATCGTGGCAATTAAAAAAGGTTACGCTCGTTCAGAGAGCTATCCTAAAACTCATATTACTTCCAAAGGCATAGCATTCATTCGGGAACTTTTACTTTCGACTGGTGAATATTATCCTAACAAGGGAGCTGCATAATCATGAGCACCTTTCCAGATATTTTAAATGAATTACTGCGAGAGGAAGATATGAACGGACCTAAGCGAAATATTGAGAAGAACGTACAGGATGTGAAAACGGCAATGGATATTCAAAAGAATATGGCGAAACTAACAGAGTTTCAACGGATGAATCGATCTTTGAACGATTTATCTAACCCCTTAGGAAGGGTTTTTAAATAAATAGAATTCCTATGATAAAAATTGGAATGGAAAAGAAAAAAGAAAAGGGGTCTGTGTCAAAGACTATATTTAGAGTTAGGCGGTTGGTGAATGGAGACATTCGTTTATCGCAAGATTTTCAGTTAATCGGTGACATGGACTCCAAAATTTGGGAAGAACACTATAAGCCTAAGCTGGTAGGTTTTAGAGTCGAGTATTTGAATTAGGGAAATGGCCAGTTGGAAGGTTTACTCCGCGGTCTCGTACACCACGGAGAGAGGTAGATATCTCTAAAGAGAATCTACTGAATGCCTAGAAAAAAGCAAGGAAAAAAGGTAGATATTTTGCCACAGATAAACAAATACAAATTCCCCGATATCGATGAGGAAATTTTCAGTGTTAGAGCTGTTTACGAAATCCTCACAAGCAAAGAAGCAAAGCATTCGCATGAGAGTGCAATCCATGTTCTCCGAAGCTATGGATATGATACCTCCGTACTCGAAGCGGAAAAATCAGCAGAATTAGAACTAGAAGGAGTTCCAGAATATGTCAACTAACGCTAATGAACTAATGATGCCAAATGGTGAGATCAATCCGTCGGCATTTGTAAATGATCCAATGAAGAAACTCGAAAAACTGAGAATTCTTTTCCCTCCAGAAAAGTACAATGTGGTAATGTTCTCGCAGTTTTTAATGAATGCTCTCCCAGAAGGAATCACGCTAAAGCCGCAATTTGTAAGTGTTACAGATGAAGATTTGTGGGATGAAAAGAACGCAAGCGAGGTTCCACTCAAAAAAGACCATGTAATGTTAAAATCTGAAAAGGTTATTAATATTGGTCAAGCGGTGGGAATTCGATTAGAAAAAGTTTTGGAAAAGGAAATCGAACTAAGAGGGGTGCCTCACTTACGAATTGAATATGTAGCCTCTTTGCGATTGCCGGATGGAACGATGGTGCAATCAACACCAACGGGAAAAAATCTGCCGATTCTGACGAAATCTGGTTCTGTACAAGCTCACATTCACGAAAGCGTAGATCGCAAAGCAAAACGAAATGCGATTAAAGAAATGCTTTCTATTCCTACGCAAATGAAGCGCACGGAAGCTCAAAAGATGTGGGTTTGTGTCCGCGCTGTCATCGGTGATGGATCAATTGAATCACAAGCACAAATCAAAACGATCCAGGCTTCCGCTACAGCGGCAACTAACGCTCTTTATAGTGACGAAGTTGTTGTGAAGAATGAACCTAAGCCAATCACACCTGATGAGTTCAAAGAGATGATTAAGAACTGCAAGACTTTCGAGGAGTGGGAAACTCTTCGTGATACTTTAGCCAAGGATATGTTCCCAGACGAAATTACGTTCGAAGGCCTCAAAGCACTTCTCGGAAAGAAATTTCGTGAATCATTTCCAAATGCTGGTGGAGGCAAGCTATGATCAAGATAGGCAATATTGCTGACATCCATCTTCAAGGTGGATTCGAATCAAAAGAGGCAGTCGCGCTCTTGAAAGCTGGAGAGATCTTCCGAGAGAGAAATGTTGATCTAGTGATAGTTGGCGGAGATGTTTTCGAAGATGTCTCAACAGAGGAACAGAGATTAGTTTTCAAGAAGTTCTTAGAAGATTTTTTTGCATATACGCCAATTCTAATTATTCGAGGAAACCATGACAAGCCTAGAGAGCTCACCTTATATCATCAGAATAAAGTTCTTGGGAATGTTTTTGTTTCTGAAAAGCCAGAGATTTTTGATTTCTATATTGGATCCCAAGAAGAGCACGTTAAATTCCTTACCCTCCCTCACTTTTCAGCTGGTGCTCTCGCTCTCCAATCTGGAAGCGTTGACCAGTTAGGTGAGAAGGGGACCAACGCATTCATGGATCTTTTGGATTCTTACTATCAAGAAATCCAAAAATCAGACTGCCCTTGTTTCGTTGCATTCCATGGAACGATCTCCGGAGCCAAACTGGATAATGAGAAGATTCCAAGACAAAATGGGATACATCTTCCTCTTCCTCTACTCGAATCTTTTGGATGTCCAGTCGTAGGCGGTCACTACCACAAGTTGCAAAATGTTGGTGGGAAGGTCTGGTATCCTGGATCGATCACGCGACAAACTTGGGGCGAACATAAAGACGATAAGGGAATTCTGATTTGGTCATGTAACGAAGGGAAGTGGGACGCGGAACCAGAATTCATTTCCTTGAATCCTGAGCCGATGATATCAATTTCGGCAACGTGGGACGGATCCAAATTCATTGGCGAAACTGGAGAAGAGATCAATCTTGAGTCGATTTCAGATTCCAAAGCAAAACTTAGATTCCGATTCAATGTGGATAAAGAACTTACTCACACGGTTCCAAAAAACCTGAAAGAGATTCTATCATCAATCGATCCTTCAGCAAAAATCGAAAAAACCACTAACACGAAAATGGCGGTTCGCAATTCCGAGATTGCAACGACAAACGATATCGAAGAATCTTTGCGGATCTATTTTCAAGGCAAAGGCATGAGCGATTCAGATATCGACGCCCACCTTGCAGAGCGTAGGTTGATTGTTGAATCGGCGGAAATTAAGGAAGAGGTGGCAGCATGAAAGGCGAGAAAGTAACATTACAATCTATTCAAGATGCAAAGAGCAATTTGTATGGAATTCGATCGGACGGAAATCTCAAAAGGGAAACATCTGGAGATCGAGACAAAGAAGTTAGAAGATTGGCGGAGTTATATCTTTCCATCTTTGATTGTGAACCAGAGCATTTGCTTCCTCCCAATGATTTTCCATCTGAGATCGATGCATCAAATCATGAGCATGGTTTTGGGATCACTCCAGAGGAAGTAGCCGAGCTCATGAAGTTCATCAACTTTCAGAATGAAACGAAAGCGAAAATTATTGATCAAAAACGAAGGAGAGATGCCGCAATTTTTACCAAGCTTTCAGAAGTTCCGTATCGTGATTGGTTAGCTGGTATGATCTATGCTGGTTACAATAATTTCACAGTGAAAATGTCGGTCGAATACGCAGACAAAATGATCAAAGAACTTTACCCAATAGAAGGAGAAATCGATGAAGATTCTGGAAATTAGAAACACGGGATCGATTGCGTTCCCAAAAGGTATTACTTGGATTCCTGGTGATGATGAGAAGGTCGCAATCATTGGCGACAATGGTTCAGGAAAAACGACTCTTCTTGATACGATCTCAATGGCCTTCTATGGCGTGACACCAAACAGACGTTCGGAATCTGGTAGAGAGGAAGGCGCAATTTACGGATGTTTTCAGGAGAAGGCATCTTCAATAGAGGTGAAAGCCGAGATCGACGGAAAACTTATTCATGTTAAACGTCTGATCGATCCTATTGCGAAAACTCAAAAGCCATATCTCTATGTGGATGGTAAAGCTGTTACGGAAGGAAAAATGAAGGAATTCAACGAGAAATTCCTAGAATATACTGATCTTCCAGAGGATCTTTTCCTTTCTGCATTGTACCATTCCCAAAGGGGAAAAGGCCATCTCGTATCTCTCGACCAAGCCGGAGCTCGTGAACTGCTCGGAAATCTTTTAGGATTCCAAGAGTATGATTCGGAATTCGATCTTGTAGATTCTGAGCGCAAGTTAGTTGATCAGTCTCTTGCAGCTGATGAAGTCCTTACGAAAAATCTACGAGCTACTATTGCAGAAGAAGATGAAACGAAAGAAAATCTGACTAAGGAAAAAGAAGAATCAGTTCGCATTGATAAGGATCTAAGCGATGTTGAGAAGAAAATCACAACCATCCAGCAAGAACTAGCTGATTTGAAATCCGAATCGGTTGGAGTTCGTGATCTTCTCGAAAAGCAAACATTGGTTAAAGCCGATATCGGATTACTCGAAAAAGAGATAACTGATTTATCTGAGAGACTCAAAAACAACCTGGCTTTGAAAGAGAAAGAGCCAGAAATCAAAAAGGCAGTTTCGGATAAAAAGCAAGTAGAAGAGAAGATCGCAGAGCTCGAAAAATCATTATCGAATCAGCTCACAGATTTGGAATCCAAAACTAAAGAAATCGAAGAATCTAATAAAACGATCAATTTAGAAATCTCTCGATTAGAAGATGATAAGACCAAGGCACGTAAAGAATTCGATACTATCTCTTTGTCCCTTTCTGATTTAAGAAGCAAGCTTTCTAGACTTACTTCCGAACTAACTGAAGCTGAAAAGAAATCTTCTCTTCTCTCAAGAGTTCCTTGCAATGGGGTGGAGGTTTCGGGTAAGAAGCTAACAGAATCATGCGAATTGCTTGCTGATGCGGTGGCGGCTCAATCAAGAATCGTCGAGATTAAAAAGGACTTCGATCAAGTTACTATAGACTCTAATGTTCTCGTTCTTAAGTCAGATCAAATCAACCTGCAGTTAAAGACTATTGACGATTCAAAGTTAAAGGAATCGGAAAAGTTAAAGAACTTTGATTCCCTCGCAGAATTTAAAACCGAGATCGAAAAAATCAGAAAGGAAATCCAATCTGAAAAATTGAAACTCACTCAGTATGCAGATATCGAAAAGCAAATTGCGAATCTTGCTTTGGTCGACGAACGAGTAAAAGACTACCAGGGAAAGATCGATATTGCTAATTCCAAAAAAGCAGAATTGACAATGAATTTAGAGAGCCTCGTAAAGTTGATTTCTGACAAACAATCCGAAGTCGATGTTCTCGAAGGAGTGGAAGAAGATCTTCGAATCAAGACTGAATGGAAGAAAATAGCTTCTTCTAAGCGAGACGAATTGATTTCTAAAATTTCCAAACTCGAAGCAAAACTAACTCAAATCGAGGAAGCGAAATCGAGATTAGAATCCCTTGGAACTCAAGCAAAACTAGATCGACTAACTAGGCTTAAGAACTTGGCTGAGGCTCTATCTCCAAAAGGAGTCCGTGCTTTGAAACTTGATGCAGCTGGTCCCGAGATTTCCCAAACAATCAACGATATCCTTTCCGAGTGTTACGGCACTAGATTCCAAGTTGCGATTCGTACAACGAAGGAAACTGGAAAGGGCGTAACGAAAGAAGACTTCTCGATCGTAGTTCTCGATGAAGAAACTGGAGAGGAAACTTTCGTTGATAACAAGTCAGGCGGTCAGGAAGCAATCATCAAAGAAGGGATCTCACTAGGAGTCGCTGTATTTAAAAAACAAAAGACCGGTGCGGATATCAGAACTTTGATACGAGACGAAGCGGACGGAGGACTCACGTCCAAGAATGCTCATCTTTATCAGAAGATGCTTGATAAAGCAATGATCATGGGCGGATTCGCTCAAGTGATTTTTGTATCTCATAAACCTGAGATTCAAGAACTCGCGACAACTGTATTTCGCGTGGGTGATGGTAAGGTTGTACAATTATGAAAAAGAGAATTAAAAGATTGTTAAATCATATCCGCGATTTACGAGCCGAAATGTCAGAAATGAGAAAAATACATAAAATGAAAATGCAACTCCTTAATGAAGTTCAGTTTGTCTTAGTGGATCTTTGGAGAGAGAACGATTCCTTAAAAAAGGAATTGAATCAAATCCAAATGAAGGAGGCTGCATAAGATGTTTTCAGTAATTCACGTAATCATTCTGTGCGTTCTGGTTTCGTTTTTGTTCGGTTTGTTAGTTGGTAAATGGATGGCTTCGAAAAAGAAGCCAGTCCATTTTATCTCAAATCTACCGAGATAGCTATTGTTATTTTTTAAAGAGACATAAGGAAGAAAAATTGAAACCAGAAGATTATAGATGTGATCCATTAACCGCACAAATGAATTTGCCTCCTTCAGAGGCAATCGTTTGGACAACGCTATGGACATTTCAAGGTAACAATGAATATGCGTTTCCTTCTTTGGCTGCAATCTCTGAACGAATGGGAGGAATGCTGAAGCCGAAGCGCATATCTCAAATAATACAAAAGCTTAAAAAGAAAGGTTGGTTAGACGCTAAGAAGGTTGGATATCGAGGAACGAATCATTATCGTGTTTTTGTTCCTGAAGATTTATTGTTCAAACCAAATTTTGGAAAGAGAGAAAAGAACAAGGTTTACCAAGAGAAAATTAAAAAGCAACAGAAACCAAAGTTAGATTTCGATCTACCAAAAATTCAAATCATAACACCAGAAAGGAGAATACCAACTGATGAAGAAGTTTGGGCACTAAGTAAAGAGGTTTTTGAGTTCTATGATGAGATGGAAGCTGCATGAAGTTACCAACAAAATGCAAATTGAAAACTTGGCCTTGCGATGTTGCAAAATGCGATTGTGAGCGTATTGCAATAAGTCGAGAGCCAGAGAAATGGATCTCCCTCATGGCTATCGCTGAACACAAAAAAACGGGAGAAGATGCCCAGGTTGTAATTGAACGATTAGTTTCAAACCAATGGAAAAATCTTAGAGGAGACCGTCCTCTTGATATCAATAAATTCCATAAACGATTACAAACAGAGAATTTAAAAAAGATTATTTCGGAAGAAAAGGAAAAGGTAACAGGAACATGATGGAAGCACAAGTAATTGAACAAACACAAGACCAACTTGATAGAGAAGTGGCTTGTAAAACTTACACAGTAATGTCCGCAGATATTAAGAGCTCATTAAAATTAAAAGCTCAGGTCTTGCAGAACTTTGAAATCTCAGTTGATACAGGAGTAAAAACTCAAACTGGTATTTGGAGTATTGTAAACGAAATCAAAGAGATTGTGAATGAATTCCATGAATGGGATCTTCCTACTTCAAAAGAACTCGATAGGCTATTGAACGATCATATTTCAATTCTCGCAATGCGATTTCAGAATCAAGAGTTGCTTGAGATGGAAAATAAATTGAAAGATAAATTTCGTAGGCTCCCATCTATCGAAACAATCAGGATCAATTCGATTAAGTGCAAGGATATGAAGATCGCAGGATTTGCGAGACCAATCTTTGAGATGAAATACCAATCAAATGATAACAGGACTCTTCTTCCTGTAGAATACACATTGATTATCACGAGAGGCGATCTCACTCAAATTCTAAGTTCAGAAGAACCTACTGCCTTTCTTCAGTTACGTCATCTTTGCGAGGAATTTTTCTCTGAAGCAGATCTTCATCTCATGAATTTCAATAAGGAAGTAGAGAAGCAGAAAAACAAAATTATGGAGAAATCCAAGGAAGAGAATTCGCAACTCAAACTTTCCATCGTTCCAAATCCTGGAGACAAAACCGACGGAGATATCGAAGATGAAGACTAAAAACAGATTTCATATAAGAACCGCTAGGCGCAAAAACCCTAAAGGTAAATCTCCTATGGCTCTTCTTCTTACAGCTCCTTCTGAAGCGAAAGAACAAACAATGCTCATTGAAATGATATCGATCAAATATCCAAATTTGATTTTCAGAGTCGGTATGGAAGCAGGCAAACGAAACCCTCGTTTTGCGAAAGAACAAGGCGTTTCATCTGGATGGCCAGATTTGTATTTTCCGTACGAGAGCAGAGGATATAAGGCTCTTTGGATTGAGTTAAAGAAGCGAGATGCAAAGCTTTTTAAGAAAGATAAAGTTACTCCTAAGGACCAGAGAATTGCAAACCAAATAAGGATTATGAATTTTTTGGAGAACCGTGGTCATGTCGCCAAATTCTGCTTTGGTGCTAAAGAAGCTTTGAATACCATCGATTGGTATCTAAATGAAGAAGAGAAACAATTTGCTGGAGAAATAAAATGATTTCAGATACCGTAATAATAAGTTTAAGAGGAATCGAGTGTTGCAATTGTCATGCAGTTTTCGGGATGACAGCTGATGCAAAACAAAGATACGAACGTGATCATAGATCTTTTAAATGCCCTTATTGTTTTACTTCTCAATCGTATCGAGGGAAGTCTGATTTAGAGTTAGCCCAAGAAGCGTTAGAACGTGAACGAAAGAAAAACGAAGATAAAAATATCCAACTTCGCCATCTTGAAAATTCGCTAATCGCGGAGAAAGGACAAAAAACAAAGCTCAAGAAAAAACTTGAGCGAGTTCAAAATGGGTTATGCCCAGATTGCAATAAGTCATTTAAGCATCTTGCAAAGCATATGAAATCGAAACATGGTTGTCGTGAGGATCTATGATCATGAATGTCATCGACCGCCAAATCTTGATTACACCTAGATCGATTGTCCGTAATTACAATGAGTGGGCGGTTCTCAAGGGATATGAGCCTTCGCTTTCGATGTATTCAAATGGGAAAACGTTCTTCGGTGAGTGGAACTATGGCCAGAACTTCAAAAACATTTCTGGGTATAAAGGAGCATACGCACAACAGGATATATCTCGTCTGCAAGCTTGTATTCCAGATATGGGAGTCCTTTTGCATTTGTTCTCCGGATCGATGCCAGTTGGTCCATATTATCGCTTGGATAATAATTTCGCAGTGATTTCGGATGCAAGAACAGGCATTGATTTCGTCGCCGATGCCACGGAAGCACATCTTTATTTTGAGCACGAATACTTTGATGTCGTGATGGCAGATCCTCCTTGGAGTAAATACCACAGCGAAGAAATCTATAATTGTAGTTTGGTGGACAAGACTAAGGTCTTGAAATCAGTTCATCAAATCCTAAAACCAGGCGGTCTTTTGATTTGGAAGGATTATGCAAAACCAGTTTGGAGTGGAGCAGAGTATGACTATCTCGGAAGAATCTGCATTGATCCTTCCAGCGGTCACGATGATCGAAGTTTTAAATTTTATCAAAAGAAGAAGGAGATCACGAATGAAATCTTACCTCTGTCATAAGTGCGGATCTGATGCGAAATACCAACATGACAACTCCGATCTTTGTGAGTCTTGTTATACGGTCGAGCTTGGCAAGGAGTTCGATAGACTTCACATCCAGATATATCGGGAAAAATGCGATCGGGAATTGGGGGTGATAAATTAATGGAAACGATAGTGCAGCCTCGCCCTACCAAAGCAAGAAAAGTTCATCGTTGCGATTTCTGTGAGTTAAAAATCGAGCAAGGTGAAACCTACGAACGTTCTGTTCACAAAATGGACGGCTCAGTGTATGAATGGAAATCTCATCTCGATTGCTCATGGATTGCAAGTGAACTAAATATGTTCGACCACTGCGATGAAGGCTTAACTGGAGAAGCATTCCAAGAAGAGATTATGATAGAATTTGAAAAGTTAGAGTTTGAGAATCCGACGGAGAGACTTTTTTCCAAATTTCTTTCGCAAGTTATAGAGTATCACAAAGAGAAATGCGATCGGGAATTGGGAGTGATTGTATGAATGAAAATCAAATTATTTTTAAAACGAGGTGGAAAGACCACGAGTCTTTTTTCGGAAATCCTGTTATTGAATATGTTGGAAATAAAAAATCAGGTAAATGGATGCTTACTCTTCAGTGTCTTTCACCAAAAATAAGAATAGGCCAATGTGATCTTTGTCGTGTGATAGATGGTACAGATTTATTCGAAGACGATTGGATTAGAGATATTAGAACAGGAGTTGAATTTCAAATTATTTTCAACGAGGAGTTCCTAGGTTGGTGGTGTGTTTCTAAAGATAAAACTATCGAATGCCCATTGAATTCTATCATTAAATTTCACGAAAAAATAATTCAGAAGGAAGAAAAGGATGATACTCGGATTCAAGTCACAATTCAAACATAAGATTCTTTCAGGTGAAAAACTCCATACGATCCGAGCAGATGAGTTGAACCGATGGAAAGCTGGGAAGATCATTCAATTTGCGACAGGTCTCAGGACAGCTAACTATGAACAGTTCGCGCTTGGAAGATGTACCAGAGTTTCCGAGATCATTATCAATCCAGAGAACGAACGAGTTTATATTGGGCATGGATCTGGAATCGTCTATCGAGGACAAGGCGTTCAAGCTTTCGCAAAGAACGACGGTTTCGATTCTCTGGAAGACTTTTGGAAGTGGTTTAACAAACCGTTTGAAGGCAAATTGATTTTTTGGCAATTATTTGCGAATGGGAGAGACGAGGGATGAAAAATACTTTAGAACCAAATCAACTCAGTTTATTCCCTGAACCTGAGCATGTTTCAAATTGGTGCATTCTTTGGAATTTATACGGTTTCCCAGAACCAGCGATAGGTGATATCATTGCCATTGGTTGCTGCATAGCGGAATTATTAGAACCTGAAGATCCTGAATTTACGCATACTTATCTTTATTGGCAACTTTGTATAATTACAGAGATCAGAAATGACGGAAAGGTTATTTGTGAGTTTAAGTATAATTTCTCACCAGATAATCCTTGGATTTATGAAAAAATGCTAGGAAAAAAAATCATTTTAGATAGGGAAGATGTCTGCATTCCTTTTCCACAAGTTGAGTTTCTTTTAGGTCTTCATGAAAAAGGTGAAATTTCAATTCGAAAGGAATACCGACAAGCAATGCTTGGATGGGAAAACGAAGGAGAGGAAGAAGAATGAAGGTAAAAACATTAATAAGGGAACTGCAAAATTTAGACCCAAGCCAGGATGTAAAATTTTCGACTAAATGTGGCTCAACCTCAGGTAAGGTAACAGGCGTTTACATGCTCGATAAGGTTACTTTAGAATGTGAAGCCACACATTTTGATGGGGAAAGAATATGAATAACTCATCAATCGAATGGACAGACAAAACCTGGAATCCTGTTTCAGGCTGCTCAAAGGTTTCCGCTGGATGTAAGAACTGCTATGCGGATGCAATGTTTACGAGATTCAAATCGAAATGGGGTGAGTTCAACGATGTGAAGTGCCACGAGGACAAACTCGATGAACCGTTTAAGTTGAAGAAGCCGTCAAAGATTTTCGTGAATTCAATGAGCGATTTGTTCCATGAGAAGGTGCCATTCGAGTTTATCGATAAAGTTATGGCTGTCATTGCACTCAATCCGAAACACACTTTCCAAGTTCTTACCAAAAGACCAGAAAGAATGAAAGAGTATTTCGATTCATGGAATCAAATTGGCGGTGATTTCAATTTAACTGAGGCGATGGATGAAATAGAGGAAGAACTCTTACGTCACGAAATTTCTGGCGAACTCAAAAAGCAATTTCGTCCCGAACGTGGAAATGAAATCGATGACTCATTAATATACGATTCACGTCCACCTGTCATTCTGAAAAACCTATGGCTCGGTGTCTCTGTCGAAGATCAAAAGACCGCCGATGAGAGAATCCCAGTTTTGTTACATATTCCAAGCTACATTCGGTTTCTATCCTGTGAACCGTTATTAGGTCGAATTAAGTTCGATGATCTTTTAAAAAATTGGAATGCTTATGATCCAAAAATGTTCAAAATCGATTGGGTAATTGTAGGAGGGGAATCTGGAATAGGGGCAAGAGAGATGCATCCAGACTGGGTTCGCTCTATCTTGAGTGAATGTGCCGATATGAGTATACCATTCTTTTTCAAGCAGTGGGGGGAGTGGATCTCGACAGATCAAGGTTCAGAACTTGATGAAATTCCCGTAAAGCCAGAACATTTAATTCCTATAAATATAGGAGGAAGACTGTCGACGCATTCTTTGATAAAAGTCGGCAAGAAAAAAGCTGGCTCATTGTTAGACGGCAAAGAATGGAAAGAGTTTCCAAGGGTTGGGGGAATGAGTATGGAAAATAATAAACCAACAGAACTTGAAGAAAAAATCATACAAGCTGCACATATCGCTTGTATGGAATCTGGAATGGAAAAATCTCCAACCCCTAATCGGCTAATTGATAAACTTCGCAAAATCATGCCACCTACTTGCACAACTAACGAAAGGCAATTTTTGGATGAGATAAGAGAAAAGTGCAAATGGTTCCCATACAGTGATGGAATGATTGGAATGAAACCAAATGGCAACGCGACCAACATTTTTCAGGTAAATTTTGAGACAAACTTAAGGGAGCTAGTAGAATGAGTGAAATTAAATACGATAACGAAAAAAACGTTTGTGCTTGCGATAAATTTTCATTTCTTTTGGACGACTACGAATCCGAACGTCTTGCACATGAAGCGACAAAGCGAGAACTGGAACAACAAAAGCACGATACCTACCTAGTAACTAAAGAATATGAACGAGTATCAAAGGAACTGGAAGAGTTAAAACTAATTAACAAAATCGCGGTTCAAGGGTTAAACGATGCTTTAAAAGAAAAACAAAAACAATTTGAAGACTTAACTAGGCTGATCCAATTTGTGATTCCAAAGACCCAGGTTAGTCTATTCTCTGAAAGTGTAAAATCACCTAGGGCGCATAAAGCAATTATTGGTTGTATTAATAAAATGACAGCAATTATCGAATCATCAAGAGGTAATCATGAGTAAGATACGAAGATTCACAACAAACCCGATTCAAGGACACCCTCCATGCATTTTTGAAACAGAAGATGGCGAACTATGCTTATATTCGGATTTGGAAGCGACAAAGCGAGAACTGGAAGAGTTGCAAGTTGCGTTGCAAAATATAGCTCACCCTATTAATTATTTGCAAAATTTAGCTGATAAAGAAGGGCATAAATTAAGTGGCGAAAAAGCCATCAAGTTGAGCCAAGACCCAAATTGGCTTACAGGATTGGCTAAAAACGCAATCGAAGCCTCCCGTCAAAGAGCAAAGGAGAAACAAGGATGAGCTCACAAATTTGTATCCACTGTCAATGCCTAATGCATCCTTTCGAAAGTGAAAAAGGAAACGGTAACGAGTGCATGGGTTGTATTGATCCACGAGATGAAATTGAGGATGATGATCCTTATTTTTTTTGTGATGATTGCCAATATGATTTTTGCTCTGATTTTGGTTGTGAAATAAAAAATGGGATTTTGCAACCAGATGTAGAAGGGTGGGGGATGCCGTTAAGTGAAAGATGAAAAAAAAGGAACCAAACAATGATAAGATTTTTTAATATATTCTTTTATTTCCAAATCCTCATCTTGTTTTCAAAAAGGCTTCGGGAACTTTACCGATATTCTCCTATAGAAGTTCGTGGAATGACCTTCCCAGGATTAATGCTTTTTCGTCCTTCATTTGCATTCTCAAAGTACCATAAAAATACAATCGTATGCTTAGAGAATAATGAGAATCAAATGAATATCAGAGCAGATTTCTTTATTCAAGGTCTGGTAGAAAATCCAGAAATTTGGAAAAAAATTGAAGAGGCAAGAACTAGATTTATAACTGAAAGAAACTGCGAAGTCAAATACGGTGATGCGTGGTTTAGGATTAAAGAGTTCTAGATGATACCAATTTGTAGAGTTTGGGATATCAAAAATGAAAAGATGATCTATCTTTCGGAATTTGAGAGATGGGGAATTATCGATCATACCAAAGATTCTACTCAAATCGCAACCGGACCAAATTGTATTTTTGTCTCTGATAATCCCGAATGCTTTGTTTGGATGCAGTTCTTGGGAACTCAAGATGCAAATGGGAATGATATTTTTGAGTTAGATATTCTAAAAGATGAATGGCATGATAATAATTACGCAATACCTTCCATAGAAGAAGGTCAGATTAATTTCAATTTAGGAATATTCGAATGTGGCGTTTCCCAAGCAAATGATTCTATTAAGCTTGGAAATAAATTTGAAAATAAAGATATCTTCGAAAGAGTAGCAGAATTTTTATGAACGATTTAGAAAAAAAGGAAATTATGCTGAAATGGGTAGCCGATTGTGCTGAACTTCAGGCATTAAAAGAAATAGAAATCGCAAAAGTAAAAATCAATTTGGCAACTTCCTTACTAAAAAATCCTCTAGGAACATTATTAGCTTTATCAACAACAGATTTTTACCAAAACCAAATAGACGCGATTCGATCACAGGCACCTCCACCATGTCCGTTATGGTTTAAGGAAGGTTAATTCCCCAGTATATCAAAAAAATAGTTTACTTCTAAGTTCATTCTTTAGTGTGAAATATAACTAATTAATGTTATACGAGGTAGATTAGATGAAAGCAATTAAAGAGATTATTGAAACAAACGGTGGGATGGGATATTTAAAAAACCATCCGTCGATTAAAATTCAGAACAGTGTATATATGGATTTGATCATAGAATACATTGGTGATGATGAGAGAGGAAATCCTCTTATTTCTGTAGCACATTATTATGTGCAGAATGGCGATCTAATGTCAGATCCAGAAATAGTATTTTCCGTAGACATCGATTGGAACTTTACTCCTATTTCTATAACTCAATCGGCTTTCGGAAGATACCATGAAGTGTATTTTGTCCGAGATGGAAAGTATTACAAGAATCTAGTTTTATACAAGGAACTGGTCGGATTCTCAAAAATATGGAATAAGAATATTGTTGAGCAAGGATTTGTCAAAGTCTTCAAAAAGCTAAAGGCGATTGCGTGTTAGCGAATGATTTACAATCACCAGATAATCTTTCTGGTGATTCCTTGGAAGATATTCACTATCAATTGAAATTAATAAAGCTAATGTTGCTTAGTGGAGAGATTGACTATGAACGTGCAAAAGAAAAGGCAAAGCCTTACATCGAAATTCTTAATGCAAAAGCGAACATTATTGCTCGTAAGTACGGAAAACAATTTTATCCAATTAGCTTTTTAGGATTCATGAGATGAAGATTTATACAAGCTACTTCGGATTTGTTAAGAAACTCCCAGAGACAATTATTCCGATATCAATTTCGAGATATGCGAGATTTTGGAAAGGAAGAGAGTATAAGAATTTGGCTCCCGATCCAGCAATTATGAATTATTCTGAAGAAAGATACTCAGAAAGATTTAACGCATATCTAGAATCACTAAATATCGAGAGAGTGATAGAAGAATTGCTTATACTTTCTTCAGGGAAAGATTGTGCTCTTTTGTGCTACGAAAAACCAGAGGACTTCTGTCATAGAAAATTAGTCGCTAGGTGGATTCAAAATAAAAAAGGGATTGAAGTTTCAGAATTCGTTGATCAATCTGATTCGGAGAATCCCGGGTTATTTAGCTGAGTTTTATTGGATCTGTACCACCTGAAGCAAGAGCAATCTTAATAGATTTGTTACAATTTGTCCCCAAATCAGAACATCTTTACGTTGGATGTTCTGGGAATTTCACTATAGATAGAATCTTATCCAATCAAGGTTATTCTATTCATTCCAACGATGTTTCTTTATATTCTAAAACGATTTCGGAAATCGTTCTTGGGAAAAAATCTGAATTCATTTGTATCGATCCAATTTACAAATCAGTTTTTTCAAAATGGAAGGACTCGAAATTCAAATCCATAATTCAGATTATGTTCGTGCTAAAAACTTCTGCATTCAGGCCATGCAAAAATGATTATCAAAAATCGATGTGGGAATCTTACCTACAAAAGTCGGATGAGTTTTATGAGAAGAGCCTCAATAAATTTGAAAAGAATGAAGTTTTTGATTTTAAGATCGATTCATTTCATTACGGAGATTTTCGAGATCACATAAGTGAAGCACGCGGAACCTCTTTAATTTTTGCACCTACATACAAAGGTGGATATGAAAAAATTTATCAGACGATCGAAGAAGTCTTTGAATATGAAAGGGCTGTTTATTCAATTTTCGATAGTAAAGCCGCTGGAAGTATTTATTTAGACATTTTGGAAAAAGGGAAATCCATTATTTATTCTGACATAGATTTTAAGGAATTGAGTACTTATAAAAGAGGAGTGGTTCAATTTCCAAAGAAGAGGAATATATTCCTTTATTCAAATGTGAGTGATAAAAAGTATTTTTTTACAACTCCAGAATCCAAAAAAGATCTAAATGCAAAGATAATTCCTTCTGATTTTTCTTTCTCGAATTCCACAAAGATATCCATAGCGAAAGTACAATCTGAATTAATTTTCCACTACAAGCACTTGTTCATGTCTTCAAGAGTGAATTACTCGGAAAACGAAGACTTCGGAATCGCATTTTTAGCGGACGGAATGATTTTTGGGTTTGCTGGGTTTAATAAATTTATGAGTTCGGAAGAAAACTTATTTTTATCTAGCGACTTTGTTTTTCCATCCGGAGAGAAAAGACTATCAAAACTCCTTATCATGCTTCTTCTTTCGAAGGAGATTAGGAAGCTATTAATTCGGCACTACATCCATGCTTATCAAGGTCTTAAGACTTCTGTTTATACTGAGCATCCAATTTCTATGAAATACCGCGGCATTTTTGAATTACTTGATCGGAAAAAGGGGAAACTTGTCTACCAGCAAGAATTCAAAAATGAATATATTAACGAGGTATTTATTAGGTGGTTCAAAACAAAGAGGAAATAAGGAAGAAGCTCGAAGAAATAAACGAGATCATTTCTCCCTATAAACTGGCTTGGGTAAATCCCCAAGAGGATTGCGAACTTCTACGCAATAACGCAAGATACATGACTCCAGACCAAATGGAGAAGCTAGTTCGGAATATTAAAACGGATGGTTTCCTTTCCCAGCTTCCTTTTGCAGTGAAATCGGGTGAAAAATTCAGAATAATTTCTGGAAATCACAGAGTAACCGCAGCGATCAAGGCCAGTCTTTTGGGAATCCTTATCCTCTATGTAGATGAGATAGACGCACAAAAGGAAATCGCGATCCAGTTATCTCACAATTCTATCGTTGGCCAGGATGATATCGGAATTCTAAAACAACTCTATAGCCAGATCCAAGAGATTGATCTTAAAGCCTATTCAGGTATAGATGAGAAATTACTCCTCAATTATCAAATACCTGAATTAGTTCCTATATCTGAATCAGACATCCAGCTAAATGAAGTAAGACTTTTTTACTCAGATTTAGATTTAACCAGGTTTGATCAGATACTAGAACGATTAGAAAAATCAATCATCGATGAGAAAAGAGACAGGATCATTTTTGGTGATTTTACCAACTTTGTTGAAACTTTAACAAAAGTTAAGAAAAAGATAAATGTAAAAAATCATTCAGTTGCTTTTATTCGAATGCTGGAAATTTGCGAAGACTATTTAAACGAAAAGGAAGCTTAATGCGAAACCATGGACGCCCATCCAAACTAACAGAAGATACGAAAAAGAAACTTTTTGCAGCTATTTCCAATGGCCATAGTTATGAAACTGCATGTGCCCTTAGCGGAATTTCCGAGAGAACATTTTACTTCTGGAAAAAAAAAGCAGAGAATCAAAATGAGAGAGGTGAATTTTTTCAGTTTATTCAGGAACTAAAAAGCACCGAGGCGATCGCTAAAGTAAAACTACTAAACGATATTCAAAAAGACCCTTCCTGGCAGTCCAAAGCCTGGATACTTGAAAGACGTTGGTCCAGGGAATGGGGTAAGAAGCAATTAGTGGATCTCCTGAATGAAAAGCTAAAAGATATTGATTTCAATCGTCTCACCGATATTCAGCTGAACAGGATTCAGAGCGGTGAAGATGTGTTAGATGTTCTTTTGGAGGACTTAAAAGCTAGGTAGGTATTTATGAAAAAAAGCTCTAAAACAAAAATTAATGATAAGCAAAAACTCTTTATTCAGAGCTTTATTACGGATTTTAACGCTTCGCGTGCTTATCGCGAAGTTTATGGAGTAAAGAACGAAAGAACGGCAGTGGCAGCTAGTTCCAGATTGTTGACAAATGTTGACATTGTTCAATATAAGAACGAACTCCTTAAGCAAATCTTGGATTCGAAAATTGAGGATTTGAGGTATAGAATTCAAAACGAATTAGTGGTAAGATCTTTTATCAGAGTAAATGATGTAATGAATAAGGAAGGGGAATTTGATCTTGAGAAAATAAAGAATCTCCCATTAGGAATGGTTAAGAAAATCACGATCATCAAGGAATTCACAAAGGACGGTAGCCCGATAATGAATCACCATCTTGAATTAGGTGATAATCATAAGCCTCTCGAACTTTTAGGAAAAACCGTTGGATCTTTTGACAAAATAAATCAATCGGATGTGTTACAATTCTTAAAGGATATTGATCTGACAAAACTTTCAGAAGACCAGTTACTGCGTATCAGTAATGGTGAGAATCCGCTAGAGGTACTCTTTGGCCATTACCGCCGTATTACCGCTTGAGCTAAGAGTTAAGATCGCTCGTGAAATCAAATCACGAGAGGACGATTCTGAGAAGCAAGAGATTCTATCTTTCAAGGAGTTTATTCGTAAGTTTATACCGCATTTTAAATTTTACTGGCACACTGAAGTAATCATTCAGCGCCTTCAGGATGTTGCAGATGGAAAGATCAATCGTTTGATGATCTTTCTGCCTCCGAGACATTCCAAATCGGAACTTGTTTCAAGAATTTTCCCAGCATACATCCAGTATGCTTATAAAAATCGTCATGTTGGCCTCTGTTCGTATTCTGCGGACTTAGCAACTGGTTTTGGATGGGATGCCCGAGAGAACTATAAAAGAACCGGTGGAAGGCTTTTAAAAGAAGCTTCGAAGAAATGGAAAGCCTGGCATGGCGGTGAGATGTGGTCGGCTGGGGTCGGCGGTCCCATTACTGGAAAGGGTTTTCACATTGGAGAAATTGATGATCCGATCAAGAATGCTCAGGATGCTCAATCAGAGACCATAAGAACAAAGCATATTCAATGGTATCAATCCACTTTTTATTCCAGAGCAGAACCAGGTGAAGCTATCATACTTTGTATGACGAGGTGGCATGAAGGGGACCTTGCCGGTTGGCTTCTTGATCAAGAAAAAATCGGTGATGAGGAATCTGAGCGATGGCACATCATTCATTATGAAGCCATAAAGACATCCAAAGCATATAAATATCCAGATAGCTGCACCGTTGAACCAGACCCACGTAAAACAGGCGATGCCCTATGTCCTGAAAGATATCCAGTAAGTAGGCTTAAACGTATCGAAAAGCGAATCGGTTCATACTATTGGAATGCACTTTATCAAGGATGGCCAACTTCCTTCGGTGGAAATATTGTTCGAAAAGAATGGATAAGAGAATACACTCATCTTCCTGAAGGAAATCGATTATACATTCAATCTTGGGACCTTACTTTTGATGATACTGTAAATTCAGATTATGTTGTTGGAACAGTTTGGTGCAAGATCGGTGCGAATAAGTATTTAATCGATATGTATAGAAAACAGGCCGACATCATCGAAACGATGAGGGCAATAAGAACTTTCAAGAGCATTTATCCAGAAACATCTGCAATTCTTATAGAAAACGCTGCAAATGGAAAGGCAACTAACAAACTTTTAAAAAATGAAATTGCAGGGATTATTTTACGAGATCCAGCTGGGAGCAAGCCGGATAGATTACGCGCTGCAGCTCCTCAATTTGAAGCTGGCAATGTATTCTTTCCCAAAAACTCAGCGTTCGTAGATCTTGTCGTACACGAGTTACTTGGCTTCCCAACCGCCAAACATGATGACATTGTTGATACGATTTCAATGGGCCTTCTGTATCTTGAAAATCCAGATGTCTTTAAACCGAATTTTGTTTATGTATAATTTTTTTCTTGACTCGGATCTTTTATGTCTCTAAGTTTTTCTTGCTAGCTAGTTCGCAAAGGCGATTTAGCTCTGCTTCGCGGGTTCGGCGATAAGGGCACCAACATCAATGTAGGTGATAGATTGGCTGGCAACGAACTCGAAATCATAGCAAAACGAAGACATCCAAAACTTGCCAAGAAGCATGCAATTTATGAGCTGATTCTTGATTCGTATAAGGGTGGTCAGGATTATATTAATAAGAGTTACCTTCCCCAATATCCGAGAGAACGCGAATCAGATTACAAAGCAAGAAAGGCCAGGTCAGTTTATTTTAACGATGTCCAACCGATAGCTGACACTATGGCCGGAATGCTTTACGAGACACCTGTTCAAAGAGATAAACTCGAAGGAAAGTATGCTGAGTTTACGTCGAACATTTCCAAAGGGAAAGGTGTAGATTCGTTCATGCGAACTCTTGCGATCCATAGCCTTTTACGCACCGTTTTTGTTTTGGTGGATTCGCCTTCTTTTGATTCAAGTCAAGTAGTGACTGAAAAAGATAGGATTGATAAGAAGCTTTCACCTTACGCAGTAATTTATTTTCCAGAACAAATCCGTGATTTTAGTTTAGACGATAAAGGCGAGTTGCGCTGGATCTTGCTTGACGATTCATACTTAGACAATGAGAACCCTTTATCGGAAGCAGCGAAGAAAACTCAGTATACTCTATGGACTTCCTCAGAGTTCAAAAAATTTATCATTTCCGATGATGGCAAAGTCTCCGTTCAGGAAGAAGGAACGCATAAAGTAGGAGCCGTTCCAGGATTCCTCTGTTCTTGGCGAGATCTCGAAGATGATGGCATCGCAGATACTCCATTTGAAGATATTTCCATTCTTGGAAAGAAAATATACGAAACAATTTCTTATATGGATGAGACAATTGCTTCAGGAACATTCCAGATATTATTTTATCCAGGTGAACCTCCGAAAGAAGCCTCATCTAAAGGTATCGGAAATCTTTCCATAGTTCCGTTTGATCCAGCTAGCTCCAAAGGCCCTTACTTTGATGGACCAGGATTAAGAGAGCTGTTTCCATTCATTCAAGGATTGGAAGTTTATCTAAAGAAAGCACTTTCCATAATGGGTCTTGATAAAGACCAAGAGAAATCAAATTCTCAATCTGGTACCGCTAAAAAGTTAGAGTATCGCAAAGCATATGCAATTTTAAATCAGGGTGCCTCGGTTTTAGAAGAAGCTGAAAAGAAAATATTCAGTCTCTTTGCCAAATGGCAGGGTGATCAAACACCTCCCGAATATAAGGTCTCTTACAATAGAGACTTTGATCCAGAATCACTGGATATACAAGTTAAACGCCTAATATCTGTTTATGATACGATTATCATTCCTTCAATCAGGAAGCGAATTACTTTGGAATTGCTACCCAAACTATTCCCAAATCTTGATGCGAAGGAAATGAAGGCTCTTGAATCTCAAGTGCTTTCTGAAATAGATGTGGGGCAACAGGTCTCTGACTTGTTAAGTCGCATGGCCACGCGAGACGAGCCAACAAACAACAATACGCCGGCGGGCGACACAACGCAAACAAGCGCAACCTAGCGATACAGGGAGAATGATATGCCAGAAGTGATTTTAGGTACAGGGAAAGAAGGAGAAGAACTCGTTGAATTGAAAGATCCAAAGAGTGATACGGTTTATAAAATTCCGAAGGAATTAAATGCCGTTATCGGTGCTCAAATTGCAGGAGTCCGAGTAGGAATTGAAAAAACTGCAAAGGAAGAGTATAGTAAAAAACTAGCAGATCTTACTGCAAAGTTGACTGAGAAAGAAATCACTCTTCAAGAATTTCAAACCGAGTTAACTACTCTCCAAAATTCCACTTTACCAGAAGCGGCGAGAAAGGAGAAGGAAGCCGAAAAGAAAATTAAAGATTTTGAAAAGAAAGTAACAGAATCGGAGACTAAAGCTCAGACAAGTTACAATCTATTCAGATCAACCAAGATCGATAATGATCTAATGGGTGCTTTTTCCGATCCTACTCTGGAAGTCTATTCCCCTTCGCAAGCTTTAGCATTACTTAAAGCATACGGAAGTGTTGATTTAGTTGAGGCTGATGGCACTTTCAAAACAATCGTTAAACTCAAAGTCGGCGAAGAATTATTAGAATTAACTCCAAAGGAAGCTGCGGAAAAATTCATTAACCTTCCCGAGAATGTAAACCTTAAGAAAAATTCCCTTAGCTCAGGAGCTGGAAGTGGTAGCGGAACTAAAGTTGGGAATGCTACTGTTTTTTCAAATAAAGACTGGGCGGTAAAAATTTCTTCTGCGAAGCCTGATGAACGTAAGCAATTACTCATGAAGGCATCTCGCGGTGAAATCGTTGTTAAAGATTAAATCATTATAAGGAGGATTTGATCATGTCCAATACACTTACAGACCTAATGAACACTTTGATTTTACCTGCGGCACTTCCGGTGCTTAGGGAAAACTCAAAGATGGCTGCATTGGTTAATCGCGATTTAGATATCGCTGCCAAGGAAAAAAACGCAACAATCCGAGTTGCCCTTCCGCAAAACATGGGAACTGCGGATGACATGAACACTTCGACTGGTTCAACGTCAACGGATCTAGAAGATCCTAAAGTTGATGTTGTTTTAGATAAGTGGAAGTATAAGCAATTCCAAATGAATGACAAAGAGATGAGAGAATCTCTTGCTTCTGGAATTCTTCCTTCCGCAGCTGAAGCGGCAATCAAATCGATTGCAAATCAAATTGATGCAGACTTGCTGGCATTGTATAAGGATGTTCCTTTTCATGCAGGTACAGCTGGAACCACACTTTCTTCAGCAGATACGATCATCGCTGCAAGAAAACTTTTGCAGGCAAACAATGTTCCTTTGGGCGATCGAAGACTGGTCATTGATGTAGAAGCGGAAGCAGCTCTTCTATCCCTTTTCAAAGACTATGACAAAATCGGCGATACGCTCGCGCTGAATGAAGCTTCACTTGGTCGTAGATTTGGATTGGATATCTATGCAGATCAACTTGTCCCATCTCATACTAAAGGCACAGTTGCGTTAGCTGCTGCTGCAATTAATGGAGCCGTCGCTGCTGGTGCTCAGTCTGCAATCTTGGCTTCGACTGGTGCGTCAGCAACGATCAAGAAAGGGGACATTTTTACTGTCGCAGATGTAACAGGCCAATATGTTGTGACTGCGGATGTGACAGCTTCTGGTGGTGGTGCAGCTACAATCGCGTTCTATCCGCCTGCTCCAGTTGGTGGCTTCCCTGATACGAAAGTCTTAACTTTCAAAGCGTCTCACCGCTCGAACCTCATTTTCCATAAAGATGCATTCTGTTTGGCGATGAGAACTTTGCAAGATGAGGCATCAGAATCTTCTACTGTATCATCCGCAGTGGATCCTGTTTCTGGAATTCCGCTTCGATTAGAGACATGGAGAGATCCGAAACTTTCTACTAGGTTTTGGAGATTCGATGTTCTTTATGGAGTTAAAACTTTACGTCCAGAATTAGCTGGAAGGCTTTTAGGTTAATTCCGTGTTTGAAGGAATGATTAAACTCATTAAGACAGAGAATGGCAAGCAAAGCGATTGCTATTGCCCGCCTGAAAGAGTTGAATACCACTTAACAGAGTTGAGTGGTTATTCACTTCCTGAAGGATCTGTTCTTCCTGAACAAACCAAGCCAGAGGACAAGAAGGCAAAGAAAGGGAAAGATTCAAAAGGAGCTGACAAGGCTCCTGAAGACTCAATCCCTTCTGGATCCGAGGAATCAGAAACACTTCCTGAAGGATCTGTTCTTCCTGAACAAACAACAGGAAAGGAAGAATAGACCTTGATCGGATATGTAGAACTCAGTGAAGCCGATGCATTTCTTGAGTACCAAGTCGGTGCTGAAGAATGGAACGACCTAAACCGCTATTCGAAGAAGACAGGTACAATTTCTTCGGATGGCGTAACGGACGTTTTACTCGGTGTCGGAACAACCTTCATTGAAGATCTACAGGCAAATGAAGGAATCCTTATTGATGGAGAGGCATTACGTGTCCTTTCCATTGATTCGGATACTCAAGCAAAACTTGAAGTGAAAAAGGAAATCCCATCAGGAACAGAGTTGGTCGTTCTTACTGAATCAGAAACTAACTCTTTAATTGATCTGGTTCGAAGAAAAAAAGTCGGACTAATGTCTGCTTTTAGAGAGATCAAAAATAATCCCAAATTTGAAATTCCAGATTCGCCATCTGAAGATGAACTTGAGGCACTCAAGAATGCTCAGTGTGTAAGAGCTTTGGAAATCTTTACAGATCCAACTAATCAGACTTCACTTAACCATGCGAGCAATGTGAGTAGCTATAAAGCTGGTGATTTTGCAGTAACATATAAAAAGAATGAGAGATTCAATTTTTCAGATTCCGTTTTATTTTATTTAGAACAATTTCGTAAAGGTTTTGAAATCGTTCAGACTTTTAGGTCTGGACCAAAGTGGGCAGAGTAAATGGCGACAGCGATTCAAGTCTCTGAATTACTCAGAAAAGTTCCTGCAGCACAAAGAATGGAACTCGCACGGCTTCTTCGTAGAACAGTAGATTTATATGATTTTTCAGATAAAAATTTACTCAGAATAAGAGCCCTTCTTGAAGATATAAAAAATATTCAAGAAACAATACTATTCTCAATCGTTATAAATGCTTATGTAGAGTCCTTCGATAAGGTAACTAAACCAGGAAAAGCGATTACTCTCCTAAAGACTCCTTCTATCGATTTGGCTGCTGCTAAGCAATTAGCATTCGATACATTAAGAGATCTGAATCATGGTTTCAAACAAGGCGAAACTTATATTAGATCTATTTTCAAAACTGCAAAACAGGACATCCTTTCGGAGACAAAAATATCCGAGATAGTTTTGAATGATATTATGTCTGAAGGGACATTTAAAAAAGCAAGCAAGTCTCTCGGTTATGAGATGCAGCTCCTTGGATCAACTAACAATACTACGATTAGACAACTTTCAGAAAAAGAACTTCGGTCTAGATTTAATTCTTACAAAAAGAAACTAGCTCAATCAAAAGAACTTCCAGCAGGTTTGCGAAAGTATGCGCTTGGCAAAGCGGAAGAGAAACTCAGAGATGGAAAGTTTGTTACGATCATTGATAAGAATGGAAAACCAAGAACTTATAGTTTAGATTATTACACCGATATGGTGGCTCAATCAAGATTCGCTGATGCCCAAGTCGAAGGGACCATTGCAGCAGGAGAAAAATTAGGCGCACATTTATTCTTAGTAACGTTTCATAATACTGAGACACCTAAGTGTCAACAATACGAAGACAAATATCTTTCTTCAGATGAAAAACTTATCGGAAAATATTTTGAAGGTAGGGAGATCCTACGATTAACCGAAGACTCAAAGCCGATCTATCACGTTAATTGCAAGCATAGGTTACTGGTAGTTCCTATCACAAGTGATGAATATAATTCTATAGTAGGTGAAAGAAATGCTGCATAGAATTAGAGAAATACTTAACGAAGATGGATCCATTCAGTCTTCCGATAGATCAAAAATTTCATATAACAGAATGCAGACTTCTTCCAAGGTTAAGCAAAATGGACAAGGGAACCAAGTCTTTGCAAAGTATAAGTTTTTCTTTAGAGCAAAAGTTGACTTAAAAGAAACAGATAAAATTGAATTTTTGGGAAAAAAATATTCAATCATGGAGTTTTATCCAGTGATGAATGATCGAAACCAAGTTGATCATATCGAGGTTTGGGTATGAGCCTAGAGTTTAAAATAAACGATCAATTTTTTAAATCTTCTCTGTTGAAATTTGCTACTGCGGAAGAAAAGGTCATTCGTGAATCACTAGAAAAAGTCGGATATCGTATTGTAAAAGATGCGGTTACTCTTGCTCCTAAAGCTCCTATTTTAGACGGCTTTCTGACTGGCGCCTTTACGGTAGCTGTTACAGACAGAGACACTATTTATCCAGCCATTAATGGCAAAGCATACCCAAAAGCTGGTGATACTGGAGAGAATTCGAAGGTCACTCTTAAAGCTGAAGAGATCGGAGAAGTCGATCTCACTGGCATGAAGAAGTTTGAATTGAGAGTCGGAAACTCAATGATTTATGCTGCCAGATGGCACGAAAATCCTTTTACTCCAGGTCCATGGTCAGAGCGAAGAGGCAACGTTGGTTATAAGTTCATATCTATAAAGTTATACGGATACGGTGATCAATATTTGAAATTGCTCGCTGGTTTTATAAAAGATGCCATGAATGGGAGGTTGTTTACATGATCTTCCTCCATGAGTATTTTTATTCTCATTTGAAAACTACATTTCAGGAAAACGAAGATATGAATTTCATCATGTATCCCGTGAAAGGGAACGTAGAAAAATTCATTATGATCATGCCCATTCAAGGTAAGAGATCAAAGTATTACACTGATTCGGCTATCAATTTATCGATTGTGATTCAAGATACAAATGATCGCAAAGGTTTAGAAAATGCGATGTTGATTTATGATCTGTATCGTGATCAAACAAACAAAACAATTCCCTTAGATCCAGGATACAAAGCCGAGATCACAGAGGGTCGTTCTATTATTGCTAACTTCATTCAGGCGGTGGATCATCCCGTTACGCTTGGTGACCAAGGCAATGGTAGATATCAATATAGTTTGAATTTTTTAATTCAATTAAAGGAGACGACATGAAAATCGTTAAAAGTAAAAACGGGTACACAGTTTACGGACGAGAAGGTGGTTTAATTCGTCCAGCTGTTGTTATCGCAAGGCCAGAACAACAAGCTGTTTTGACTGGAACAGTTACAGTTGGAACTGCTGGAACACCCGACGTAAAATCAAAAAACCTCATTGGTTCAGGAACAAATTTCCAAACAGCTCTTGCGGTAGGCGATTATATCGAATTTGATTTAGCGACACCAGTTGTAGCAATGATCAAAACGATTACGACCGATACAGCAGCAGTGCTAGGTGACCCAAAGAATCCAGGAGAAGACTTACTTCTATACATTCCACTTGGAACTAGCTATAGGAAATTTACCTCTCTATGGGTAGGAAAAACTGCACCAGCTGGAATCGAAATCACAGCAGAAGAATCAACTGCTGAAACTAAATCATCTGATGGCGGAGAAAAAGCAGAGAACGCTTATTCATCTGCCGTGAAGCCAATGATTAAGTTTGAGTTAATGGAAGCATCAATCGAAACATTGAGCGTTCTTTTGCCAGGGATTGTAAATTTTACTCGAGATGTTAACGGTAAAATTGTCGCTTCCTCTTTTGGCCCAAGAAACGGATACGATTTCAAAAAAAATGCCATTCGAATTGCAGTTATTGAATACGATGGCGATTCAGTTTCCACCTCTGGAGAAGATAGAACTGACTTTTTTAAAGTAGGTTTTAAAGGAGCTTTTAACCTTAAGAAAAATTCTACAGATCAAACTGGAATTGCATTAGAAGGTTACCTATTTGAAGACGATACCAAAATGAAAAATGGTAAAGCACAATTCTGGGCAACTAACGAATCAGAAATGGTTTGGGACGAATAAGGAGAAAAATGATGTCTGAAGAAAACAAAAATGTTCCTCAAGAGCAAGTGGTGAAAAAGAAAGTTTCAATTCCTAGTTGGGCAATTCGCAAAATCAGCGAAAAGGAGTATAAAGTTTTTGTGTTGCGTGGGAATCAGAAATGTTTCCTCGCAACAGCTGATACCCAATCAAAAGCTGAGACTCTTTATTGGAGTGACAGCAATAAATGATTTTTCTTGCGAATGCATACGAAGTAGAAATTTGGGAGGGTGGGAAAAAATCCCACTCTCTTAAAATCAATGATGCAACCTCAACCTTTCGTGCCATAAAATTGGATGAGTTGGAAGATGAAGTTATTTCCATCGTTGAAAAGATTGCAAAAATTCAACCTCAAGTTTCTGAGATTATTAAGAATAATAGTCAGACATTGATTCAGGATCTTCCTAAAGAAGATCAAGATATGTTAGTCGAATTAGAAAGACTTCAGAAAGAGATGAAGAAACTCAATGCAGAATTTATCAGAATTCTGGTACACGAATGGGATAAGAAAATAGAACTTATCGATTCTGTCGGAAGTAATTCACTAAGATATTTCATTGCAGCGATACGAAGAGCCGCAT